AATCTGATGAAGTAGAAACGGAAGATGAAGAAGAAGAGGAGCCGGAACTCTACGCCGTCAAAATTGACGGCCAGGATTACCAGGTATCCCTCGACGAATTAAAGTCTGGATACTCACGTCAAAAAGATTATACGAGGAAAACTCAAGAACTTGCGGATCTAAGGAAGGTTACGGAAAATCAAGGCCTAGAATTAGATAACCAAGTAAAAGAGATTTCTGAGGAAAGAGCGTTATATAGCGAATTGATACCAAAACTGAAGGCTATGATTAACAATAACCTTCAAGCGGAGCCAGATTGGCAATATCTAATCGATAACGAGCCTCAAGAATATATGAGGAAAAAAGAGCAGTTTAATAAAATGCAAGAAACTCTGAAATTTGCAGATCAGGAAATGGAGCGTCTTAGACAAGATGAAGCTAAGAAGCAACAAGCCTTGGTTCAACAACAAATGGCAGAGGGGCAACAATTAATCTCCCAGAAGGTTCCCTCCTGGAAAGATCCAAAAGTCGCCCAGGATGAAGCGCAATCAATGGCGCTTTATGCAAAAGATGATCTTGGATTTACTGCCGAAGAGTTATCGCAGATCGTAGACGGTAGGCTTGTTCTTTTACTTAGAGACGCCTGGCAATTTAGCAAAACTAAAAAAGCCAGATCTAAGAAACCAAAAGAGGCCCCGGCTAGAGTAGCTAAACCTGGAAATTCGACAAAGTTAAAGAGTAATAAACCGTTAAATGACGCCAAAGCAAGATTGAGGAAAAGCGGAACCGTAAGCGACGCGGCCTCAGTTTTTGAAAAATTAATCTAATAAAACTTTTCATAAGGAGGAAAGTAAAATGGCGAAAATAAGCAACGCGTTTACAACATACGACGCCCAGGCTAACAGAGAGGAAATTTCGAATTTGATCGCAAACATAGATCCTTCGGCAACTCCTTTTATGTCTGCGCTAGGCACGAAAAATGTAAACAACACAACTTTTGATTGGCAAACTGAAAACTTGCCTACTGTTAGCGCTACAGGAGAACTAGAGGGATTTGAAATCACTAGAGAAGCCTCTACGCCGACAGTTAGGGAGACTAACGTCTGTCAAATCAATTCAATTAATGCGACCGTATCAGGTTCGCAAAATGCGGTTGACGCGGTTGGTAAAAGGTCAGAAATGGCACATCAACTCGCAATCATGTCAAAAGCATTGAAAAGAAACATGGAAACTGCGCTATGTCAAAACCAGGCAAAGAACGGCGGAAATGCTACTACTGCGAGAGCAACCAGGTCTTTTGAAGCCTGGGTATCTACAAACGTAAGCAGAGGCACAGGCGGATCTAACGGATCTGCTTCTGCGGCAGCTTCGGACGCTACGACTGCAAACAGACGAGCATTAACTGAAACACTTTTAAAAGGTGTTCTACAGTCTATGTTCACTAATGGAGCGGAGCCTAACCTTGCTATTGCGGGGCCGGTTAACAAGCAAGTAATATCTGGCTTTACTGGTAGAGCAAACACAAGGGCAACTGTAGATGTAAACACTATCTCAAGCAGCGTTAGTATCTACGCCTCAGACTTTGGCGAATTGCAAATCATTCCTTCAAACAGATCTAGAGATAGATCTCTATTGTTGGTAGATCCAGAATTTGCGAAAGTTTGTTTCTTGAGAAACTTCTCAACGGTTGACATTTCAACAATCGGAGACGCGGAAACGAAAATGCTTGTAGCCGAATACGGCCTAGAAGTAACAAACGAAGCCGCTCACGGTATTGTTGCAGACTTAACAACTTAATAGATCTAAGGAGGGCCTTTACGGCCCTCCAATCTTTAAGATGAAAAGTACATTAATAGCAAATAAATCTGGCCTTGTTTCTCAGTTTGTAACTGAGGACGACGCCGGATATGTAAAAACAACGCAAGATGTTTCTAAAACTATCGAATATACGAAACACCTGGCGGAGCAAAATCCTAGTAAAGATTTTCGACACGTTGCAGAAGTACCGTTGGTTATATGGGAAAAGGCCGTGCAAGAAGGTTGGCATAAAGATCGCGCTCAATGGAAAAAATGGCTTAATGATCCGAATAATAAAATGTTTAGATCCTGGCCAGGTAAGGTGTAAATATGACGTATGCAGAACTCAAAACTCAGATAGCAGACTATCTAAATAGATCAGATCTAACGTCTCAGTTAGACGGATTTATAAAAAATACTGAGGCAGAAGTTAACAGAAAACTTCGTCATAAAGATATGATTAAGAGAGCTAGAGCGGTAGCAGATAATCAATATTTACAACTTCCTGGAGATTGGCTTGGAGCAATCAATATAGATCTCCAAGGAACAAGTCCTTCTGTATCTCTCAAACAATTATCATTGGAAAGCATGGATGATTATCGTACTGCTAATGATGATCCTACGGGGCAACCTGTTTATTTTGCGATTGACGGAGATACTATGGAACTTGCTCCGACGCCAGATCAAGCCTACGATTTGCAATTAGTGTATTTTGCAGAAGTACCTCCGCTCGGAGCAAACAACGCAGAAAACTTTTTATCAAGAACTGCGCCAGACGTTTATTTGTATGGCGCATTAAAACACGCCTCTATTTTTTTAATGGAGGATGAACGTTTGCCTATATTTGTGGCCTATTTTGAAAAGGCCATTGAGGAATTAAGGCAACAACAAGCGAAAGCGGAATACCATAAAGGATCTTTAATTTTAAAAAGGAGAACTTATGGAAAACCAAAATCGCAAGTTTATTACTATAAATCATAAATCTTAAAAGGAGGATCACATGGCCGGATTTAGTAATTTTTTAGAAACAAAAGTCTTAGAACACGTTTTCGGAGGATCGGCTTATACCGCTCCGTCAACTTTGCACGTCGCATTATTTACGGCGGCCCCTAGTGATACAGGCGGAGGAACCGAAGTATCAGGAGGAGCGTATGCAAGGCAAACGGCAACGTTTACAGTTTCAGGAGACACCGCTTCAAATACGGCGGCAATCGAGTACGCTACCGCTACTGCGGATTATGGTACGGTTGTTGCAATGGGTGTATTTGACGCTGCGACTTCGGGAAACTTATTGGCATACGGAACTCTAACGACTTCTAAAACCGTTTCCAATGGAGACGTTTTTCGTTTCAACGCTAGTGCAATAGATATCACGCTCACATAAGACAGGGTTAATTTATGGCCTCTGTTCCTTATGGATCGAATTTTTACGGGCGTTCCAGATACGGAACGCCTGGATATCATAATGCGGAAAGCGCGATCCCAGGATCCGCTTCCGTTAGCGCTGCCCCTACGCTTAGTTTTAATTTACTAGGCCCAGAAACAATAGCGGCCGTTGCGTCAGTAGCGGCGATTGGCAATCATAAATTTCACGGAGCGGCAAACTCACAACAAAATTCAGATCTCCTAGTAATCTCTGAAAGATTAAAATTAGGAATACCTTTACCAAGTACGGAAACTTCTAGTGTATTTACGCAAGGATTGATAGTAGGACAAGCGGGATCATTTATACAAGGATCCTCAAGTCTTGTTGCAGTAGGTAATCAAATAGATATTGGATCTATAAGTATTACAGCAAATTCAAGCATTACTTCTCCTGGCATAAGAATTAAATTAGGAAATGTAACTTTATCCGGAGCTAGTAACTCTACACAGGCCGGATTAAGAATAAAATTAGGCGCAGTAAATCCGGCCGGATCCTCTACGTCTGTTTCGGTAGGAACACAAATAGATCTAGGAGCTACATCAAATATTAATGAGGTTTCTAATGTTTCTACTTTAAATCCACAATTTACAACATTAGATATTCCTTTTGTGGTTCATCAAGTCTCAGGACAATATGTTTATGAACATACGACGCCGGATTTCACAAATGTAAAAACTCCGTTACCGTTAAAACCTAACTACCTTACTAAATTAAAACAAGAAGATAGCAGCAACGTAGGTTATAAAGTTTCTTTATCTCAAGTACCAGACGGGCCTAGAAATACATCACAAGCTCACGTTTCGCTAAGAAAAGACGCTGCTAATAATGAATATTTACAAATTATGGCCGCTTCTGGATCGCCAACGCCTGGCGGATCTGGAACCAATGAAAGGAGAACATTGTATTTTTATTCAGGAGATACATCTGGAGGAACGCCACAGTTTAACGGCTCAGATCATCCTTGGGTTTTACCTACTACGACAATTACAAAAGATACAGAGGTAACGGCCACAATCTCTTCTGTTACGATTACAGGCGGCTATCAAGTTTTGACTGTAAACGGTAAACCGGTTTATCAGTACACCGGAGACGCTAACTCAGAGGAAGCCTCTGGAGTTAATTTAGCAGATTGGACGGCCATTAAAGCCGACGGATCCGCTCAAACAAATAGCGGCCCAGGAACGGGAGCGACACAAACTTTCGCAGTTACAGTAGCGACAGGAACAAACTCTTATGGCACGGGCAACAAATTTTATTTAGACGGATCTGTTTCGCCTACAATAACTTTATTGCCAGGAACGACTTATACTTTCGATCAATCAGATAGTAGCAATTCAGGACATCCATTAAGATTATCAACAACTCCAAATGGAACACATGGAGGCGGATCCGAATATACAACGCAAGTAACAACTAGCGGAACGCCTGGATCTCCAGGAGCATATACGAGAATTGTTGTTACAAGCACAACAACAAATCCTTTACATTACTACTGCGCCGTTCATAGCGGCATGGGAGGCCAGGCTAACGTTCAATCTAGTCAAACGTTTGCAGTTACCGTGGCTTCTGGAACAAATAGCTATGGCACAGGAAATAAATTTTACTTAGACGGATCTGTATCTCCCGCCGTTAGTTTGGTTCCAGGCAATACATATACTTTCGATCAATCGCATAGCAGTAATACAGGACATCCTTTAAGGCTATCAACAACGCCTAACGGAACACACGCCGGAGGAACTGCTTATACTACAGACGTGTCTATTTTTGGAACGCCTGGACAATCTGGGGCCTATACTAGAATTACAGTTTCATCATCAACGCCAGATCTAAATTATTATTGCGCTATTCATTCCGGAATGGGTGGTACGGCCAACGTATTTTCTGGAACGAGTTTTGCCTT